TCCCTGTCGTATGACTCGGATTCAAAGACGAGTTCTTCGTAGGCGGCTTGGCGGTCGTCGTCGAGCATCGCCAGATTGGGGTGCGGCGGAATCTCGATTGTCTCGCTGGTGCCGTCGTCGAACGTCAATTGCAGTGGTGTTGAGGTGAATACGCTGTCGTACGCGGTTGCTTGCTCACGGGCGCGGCGCGCAGCGTCAGGCCGATTAGTAGTACCCAATTCGTTTGCTCCTTAGAGGTTGATGGCGAGCCAGCCGTCGCCGCTGGTCCACACGCTGTAATAGGAGGGCACTAGATCCGTCGAGGTGGGGTCGGCCGCATCCTTGCTCATGTGATACGGGTCAGGTAACACCGTGTAGGTGAGTGATGCGGCGTCGGCGTTCACTTTGTCTCTTTTGACGGCGCCGATGTCGGTGAGTTTGCACAGCGAATAGCCTTCTGCGGTGTAGATGAACTTGCCGGCGGCTTTGCGGCGAGCGAACAGCAGAATGATTTGGCGGTCGATGCTTTCGGCGTCGACGGGTTTGGAGATTTCGTAGGCGGCGGCGCCGGGGGTTTCGACGATGGACACCCCGGTGGGGTCGGATAGCGGCAGGTTCATCCGCAGCCGGCGCAGGCAGGGGTCGAGCGGCTGCACCGGGGTGAACTGAATCGTCAACCCTTCACCCGTGAGATCAGAGTCAAAGGGAAAATTGGATTGCAGAATCATCGCGTCATCGTGTTTCACGGACGCTTTGCGGTCGGGGCCGGCTTTTTCGTCGATCGCGCCGAGTTGGAAGAATCCCATGTTAGGGGTCGCGCCAGCGACCCATTTGCCGGCGACGAGGCGGCGCGCGAACAGATCATTACGTACGGTGCCGTCCGCGGCGAACGGTGAAAAGTTGGTCACCGGCGGCACCGGCGGCGGCGGGGTGCCGGTGCCGGGCTTCCACGGACTGATATCGGTCGCGCTGCCGCGGTTGTCGCGGATCAGCACCGCGGCCAACGGGCCCCGGTCATAAAGTCGGTTATCGAACTCGGTGACCCCGGATTCCTTCCACGGCACCCCAGTCGCCGGTTGTGCTGGTGCGGTCATTTGTGTTCCCTTTCTTATTGGGCCGGAACGTAATACAAGCCGATGTCATAGCGGGACATCGTCCGCAAGAGCGATTCGTCCTCATACAGCATGAAGCGCGCCGACTCGATGCAAGTGCAGTAATCGACACCGATCAGGGTGCCGTCGAACATGGTGACGGTGTCGTTGTGCACCACCAGTTCATTCATGCGGGCGCTGGTGGCGCGCATCTCGGCGCGAGCATTCTCATAGCCGAGCATGCGGTCGCAGAGCGTGTCGACTTGTACGGTGACGTCGGCGGTGCCGTACAGCGGGTCTTCGTGCCCGGCGACTTGGGTGATCAGACAGAACGGCAGCGGATCCCCAGTGACCCGCGCGATGGCAGTGGGGCGCAGCGGCTGCAGCCACGCCACAATGACCTGCTCAGCGTCCACGCTTTGGGAGTCGAACAGCTCAACAGTCATTCGTAGAGGGTTCCTGAGTTGACTTGTCGCTGAATGTATTTCGCGGTCGCCGCGAACGTGCCGGCACCTTTATGGCCGCGGGAGCCGTACTCGACATAGATCGAGTAGTGGTGTCCGCGTGGGTTGACGGCGTCGGAGTAGATTTGGGCGGCGGGCATGCCGTCGCGGTCGGGCAGCTCGCGTGTCTCAATCGAGTCTTTGAATGTGCCTGGGGCGGCGTCGTGCTCAGCGGCAGTGCCGATCGGAGCTGTTTTGCGGGCATATTCGGCGCCCATCTCGGCGACCCGCATCACCTGCGCCCGCCAGTCTTCGGCATCGATGCTGTCGCGGGCCATGATTTTCGCTTTGATCTCGGCGACGGCCTCTTCGTAGATCCGGGCCATTTAGTGTCCTGCTTCTTGGCGTTCGCTGATCACGATGACGTGGCTGGGTTTGCCGGCCATGTCGGGGTGGGTCATCGCGCCGCCCATCACGGTGTAAGTGTCGCCTTCCACGATGAGCCGGTCGGCGGGTTTGATCGCTTTAGTGACAGCGGTGACGGGGGCGAAGGTGCGCCAGGACAGGGTGCCGAGCACGACGCCGACTTGCGCATATTGGCGTTTGAGTTCACGCACCGCTGTCTCTGGCACTGCCCGGTGCAAACATCCGGGTACCTGGTAGGAGACTTCGGTGCCTGCGAGCATGCCTGAGGCGTCGCGGGTGCCGCTGGTCTGATAACTGAGCACCGTGATCGTCTGCCCGCCCAGTCCGGTCATGCCCAGCCCCACAAGAGTCGGTAGTGGTCGAGGATCGTCTCGATGGACGGCAGCAGCGGTGTCGCGTTCCACTTGTAGACGACATCATCGACCTGCTTTTGCACCAAGTCGGAGTCGGGGCGGCCGACGGTGGCCATCGTCGACATCTGATCAACCAAAGTCAAAATGGCGCGGCGCCAGTCGGCGGCCTCGGCTTCGGTGAACCCGTGATCGAGGGTGACTTGAATGTCGGCGTAATTGCTTGACCAGTTGCCGTTTCGGCGGATCAGCAGCCACGGCACTTGCGCCGACTGGATCACATCCCCAGTCCCCGCAGTGAGATCCAGGGTCACCCCTGCGTCGATGACTTGGGTAAGGTTGACGATTTTCTGGGTGAACGGTAGCCGCAGTTTGCAGCCGCCGGGCCCATCGAGTGTGACGACGTCGCCGAAAACCACCGGGGACACGTGCCAGCCGACATCGACCCGCGCCGCGGTCAGGGCAGCATCCAGCATGTCCTGGGTCTGCGGATCACCAGCCGACAATCGCCCATTGGTGTAGGCGGCGACGTCGTCAACACTCAACTCAGCCACTAGTGCACACGCACCCAATGCAGCTTCGGTGTCGACGTGCCATCGTCGACACCTTTACCCAATGCCGGCCAGGTCGGCGCCGCAGCGCCGCTGGTGCCAGCGACGGTGCACTGCAAGACCTCCCCGCCCGCACCGCGGCAATAGGATCCGACGGTGTACGCGGTGGCCGCCGCCCACACCGCCGGATTCGTCAAGGTGAGCCCTCTGCCGAGGAAGTCCTTGTCGCCGGTGACCACGTTGCGGCCCAAATCATCGGTGGCCGCGGTCGTTCCGGGGGTGCCGTTGGACAGCCACCGCCCGATATAGTCCTGCAGCTTCGTTGTCGTTGTCACGTGCTCACATCCTCACTGGTGACCGTTGCGGCGCGTTTGGTGCGTTTGGCCGGTGCGGCGTGCTCCTCCACTTCCTCCTCCTCGACGACTTCGTCGAGTTGGTCGTGATGAATGCTGCCCACAGCCACACCATCAATGAAATACATTGCGGCTCCCTAGGTTTAGGTCTTCGTCAACGGGACGATGCCAGCGCCGTTGATCATCAGCGGAGTGAAATACCCGGCGTAGGCTACCTGGACGCCCATCACACTCGGTTCGACGACCTGGAGAGTCCCGACGCGCTGTTCGTAACATTCGAGCGCGGCGGTCGACAGCAGATACGCCTTCCCGCTGCCGGTCGGCAATCCGGCAGACATGACGACGGGAATGCCGGCGATGTTGCCCATCTGGCCTTGCCCGAAGTTCGCGGCGTTGAACCCTTCACCGAACTGGTTGAACGGCCCGTACGGGGCGAACAGTCCGCCGAACGTCGCGAGCGCATCCGACGGGCAGGCGATGAACAGCCGGCCTTGGCCTTTCACCGCGGTGTACACGGCGGCGGCCGCGGTCCAGACTGCTGCCGCGACAGTGTTGTTCGTCGGGGTGGTGCCGTAGCCGACCGCGGTGGCGGTGGTCGTCGCGATCGCCGCATCCGTGGCCGCTTCGGTGTCGATCGCGTATTGCGAAGCAAGATCGGTGATGATGATGTCCATCACCCCGGGCTGGCTGAAGTCGATCGATTGCCGCGACACGTTGACGTAGCCGCCGTAGGTGACCGCGTTCGCAGTCAAGCGGGTGATCGTCATCTTCTGGCTGGTGAGCTCGGCCTTTTCATCGGCGGCTGCGCCGGCAGCGCCCTGCACCGCGACCGCGGTATGCTGCGTCACCAATGGGCGGTGCCAATACCCAGACGGTGGCATCGCTCGAGCCCCAAGGAAATTCACCACCGGCCGCGCCGCGTCGATGAAGTTGATGACCGGCCCCAGAATCGGATCCGGCACCAAACCCGTCTCATCAGAGGTCTTCTGATGCTGCGCGGCCCGGGAATAGATCTCCAGCCGGTTGATCGCGTCGGTGTTGCCCTGGGTGCTGCGATACATGTCCAGGGCGTACTCGCCGGCGCTGCGGTATTCCACCGGGCCGGCTACCGCGCGGCTGCGCATTTCGTTGATCGCCGCCCCGACCTGACGCGCCCGGTTCGATGATTCGTAGCTGGCCCGCGAGATGTCCTCGATCGCCTCCACCTGGTTTTTGATTGACTCCATGCGAGACCGGGTTTCGGCCAGCAGGTTCCGTTCGTCG